ATTTTTCAATAATGGTAAAGTAAATTTTGGAGCATTGCCAACATCATCCGCAGGACTTTCTTCTGGAGATTTGTGGAACGATGGAGGAACATTAAAAATAGTTTAAAACAAATAACATGATACAATTTAAATGGGTAATAAGCAGTATGGATGAGTACCCATCATCCGAAGGATTAAGTGATGTGGTGTTTAACATCCACTATCGCAGACAAGCTACCGAGGTAGATGACAAAGGCACATGGTTTGCAGAAACCTACTCCGTCCTCTCCGTATCCGCACCCGACCCGTCATCATTCGTGCCTTATGACCAACTAACCGAGGAAATGGTAGAAGGATGGCTAAATAGCGGTCTTGATGTGGATTCAATAGATGCCTCTTTGACCGCACAAATAGAGGAGCAAAAAAACCCAAAAGTTGTGAGCCTTCCTTTGCCTTGGATGGGAAATAATTAAATTTTATCTATTTAATAAAAACCAAACATTATGACACTAATTGAATTGAAAAGCCAAGCCTATGACATTCTCAGCCAGATTGAGTACCTGCAAAGGAAACTACAGGAAACCAATCAGGCAATCGCTGAAGAGATTAACAAAGAAAAAAGTGAAAGCAACTAACATGGGGCATGGTATTGACCAACGTAGTGTTGGAATGTGTGTGGGTACTATTGTACTAAAGATTTGGTCAGATATCAATCTCAATGAGGTTGGTGCTTATGTGGCAATCTTCGCAGGAATGACAACCATAGCTTACAATCTTTATCGGTTGGTAAAGGAAATTAAGCAAAAGTGAAGCAGTTCTTCACAGAAGAAAATGGGAGGCTCTCAATGAAGAGGCTCTGCGGTTTTTTATGTGTTGTTATGCTCTGCGTAACCATGTATCACAATTCATTCAAAGAAACTAAACCAAGTGAGGCTCTGGTATATTCCGTAGCCTCTCTTGCGTTTGGTTGTTTAGGTTTAACATCGGTAGAAAAAATCTTCAAGAAAAAAGATGATGCATAGAATCTTAATTGTCGCTTTGATTTTTGTTTCCTGCAACCCTGTTAAAAAAGTCCTAAGAGATAGGGAGATGTTTAATGAGGTTGCTAAAGAGGTAGTAAAGGCAGGTTATTGTGCAAATGATACTATCATACTAACGAAAAGCGATACTACTATCCAGCTAGATACATTGACTTTGATTGATAAAAAATTTGAGGTAAAGGTTCAGAATGATACTACCTACATAACCCAATGGCAGACAAAGTATGTAAATAAAAATGTTATCATCAGAGATACTGTTAAATCTGTTGTGGTAGATAATGCAAGGATAAAGCTATTGCAGGAAGATTTGATAAAGGCTAATGAAGAAAAGTTAAATTGGAAAGAGAGAGCCAATAAAACATTCGGCTATCTTTTGCTTCTGATATGTGGAATTGGAGTTTATCTATTCCTAAAATTTAAGAAATGAAACTTAACAAGGCAGGTGCTGATTTAATTAAATCCTTTGAAGGATTAAGGTTAGATGCTTATCTATGCAGTGCAGGAAAACCTACTGTTGGATTTGGTTCTACTTTCTTTGAAGATGGGACTCCTGTTAAATTAGGTGATAAAATAACGAAGGAAAGGGCAGATTCACTTTTTGAAAAGGTTTCTGATTCATTTGCTGCTAAAGTTAAAAATTGTATTCAAAAGGATATAAATGAGAATCAATTCGCTGCTTTAGTTTCATTTGCATATAATGTAGGTATCGGCAATCTAAAGAGCAGCACATTGTTAAAAAAGGTAAATGCTAATCCTAATGACCCAACAATAATGCAAGAATTTAAAAAGTGGAACAGGGCATCAGGTAAGGTCCTGGCAGGGTTAACGAGAAGGCGAGAAGCAGAGGCTAACTTGTATTTCAAACCCTTATAATATGGCTAACAATCCAAAGTTCAGCAAAACCAACATCGCAGAAGATTACCGCAATAAATATGGATGGGAGATGCCCACTCTGAAACTTGCCAGAATCATGTATAATGACAATCCTTTGTTATTCAGTAGTGCTGAAAGGGCAAGAGATGCACTCAGAGCCATTGAAGGTAAAGGCGGAAAGAATAATAAAATCAGAAAGACAGTAGAAGATAGACCAAGAAATCCATATAATCTGCCACAATCTGAAGAACATCTTTATGAAGCCTTTGAATTAAAAGCTAAAAGGATTTTGATATTATCAGACATTCACATTCCATACCATAGCATAGATGCACTCAGTTCTGCTTTTGATTATGCAAAAAAAGAAAAGCCTGATGCTATACTTTTGAATGGAGATACATTGGATTTCTTTTCACTCAGTAGATTTGTTAAAGACCCGAAGGCTCGGTCATTTGCACATGAATTAAATGCTTTTAGAGAATTCATGGATGTTATCAAAAAGGTATTTGATGCTAAAATATATTTCAAGGTTGGCAACCATGAGGAAAGATACTTTCATTATTTATGGATGAAGGCAGGAGAATTGCATGGAGTAGAAGAATTTGAACTTGAGAATATAATAAAATCAAGGGCAGAAGGAATAGAAATAATAAAAGATAAAAGAATTATCAAAGCAGGACAGTTAAACATTGTCCATGGTCATGAGTTCGGAGGTTCTGTTTTTAGTCCTGTAAACATTGCCAGGGGGTTGTTTTTGAGAGGAAAAGTAAGTGCTTTGCAGGGGCATAATCATCAAACTTCAGAGCATACCGAAACAAACATGAACGGGGAAATAGTAACCACTTTTTCTGTGGGTTGTTTATCTGAATTAAATCCTGCATATTTGCCAATCAATAAATGGAATCATGGCTTTGCTATTGTTGATATGGATGGAGAAAACTTTGATGTCAGGAACAAAAGAATCTTCAAAGGTCGTGTTTTATGAGCAAGGTACTTGACCACCAAGAGGGAGGTAGCCACTATAAGAAAATGGCTATTCAGCCGATAGATTTTATTTATTTTAATGAGATACCTTTCATTGAGGGGAATATCATTAAATACATCCTAAGGCATAAGAAGAAGAACGGACTTGAGGACTTAAAAAAAGCGAAGCATTATCTTGAAATCCTAATAGAGAAAGAATATGAAAATTCCTAAAACTTTTGATAAAATGAACTTGGACCAACAGGAGGCATGGCTTGTAAATAAGTTGATGAAAATGCAATTGGATGTGGAAGCCTTGCGGAGGCTTTTAGCGAAGGTTAGAGGAGGAAACAAGATAGACATCCAAATGGATGACAGACCCGATGAAATCGCCTTAAAAGAGGCTTAAATGCTATTTATGGGTGATGAAGATAAAGAAGCGACCATTAGGCAGGGAAAAGGCATGGGGATTGGCTCATTCCGATGGCACTATTGAATTGGATTCAAGCCTAAAAGGTTATCGGTATCTTCTTTATTTGCTTCATGAATTCATGCATATCAGGCATCCTGAGTGGTCGGAAGCAAAGGTTAGGAAGGAATCCACAGCAATGGCGAGGCTGCTCTGGAAGCAGGGATTCCGTAAAATAGAGGCATAATTTGTCAGCATAGTTTTGATTGTGATGTCGGGGGGAGGTTTCTACTTTCCCCCTTTCTTTTGCTAACTTATTGAAAATCAATGTGTTAAAATTATTTTGAAAAAAAGTTAAAAAAAACTGCAAAAAAGTTTTGCAATTCAAAATATCTATTTATCTTTGATAAACAATTTAACAATCACAATTAAAACAAAACAAAATGAGAGAAGTAAAATTTACCAAAGTAAAATCAAACGAAATTGATTTTGACACAATGACTTTGATTAATATCGTAAGCAAACAAAACAATTTAGTTTATATTTTTATTTGTGATTTTATTCAGAAATTTAGAAATGAATCATCTGTTGAAAGTTGCATAGTTGAATTTGATGAAGATGATTTTGCATACATACAAGAAAACTATAAGATAATAAAATAATTAAAACGGGGCGAGGCATCCTACACCTCATATTTATCATAATCAAAACGAAGCAAAATGAAAAACAAAGATTTTACCTACCTTATGATTGTCCTTCTAATTATGACAATCGGTTTAACACTCGCAGGAAACCTCAATTTTTAAACAATAAAAACAAAGCAAATGACAGCAGAACAAATCAAAGCAGAAAGAAGAGCCAAGAACCTTAGCCAGACAGAACTCGCAAAGAAAGCAGGAGTTCATCTGCTTACAATCTTTAGAGCAGAAAATGGCAAAGTAAAGCCTAAAACTATTGAAAAAATAGTTGCAGCACTTCAAGAAAATCAGCAAGAAAATCAGTAAATTTATCAAACAAAACACAATCAAAATGAAAAGGAAAACCATCAAAAGACAAGTTAGAATCCCTGCCGATTGGCTCAAGTTAGCAATTGATGACATCATGATTGATGTTGTAGCATCCATCAATGACACAGGAGAAGAAGTAGGTGTAATGGTTAAGCAGATAACCTTTCCAGGTTGGCATTGCTTTAACATCAAGCCTGGGCATCAACTTGAAGCCTATGAACTCATAGAGCAGAAATGTATTGATGAGTATGTAGCCAACATGGATTATGAAATTGATTTGTATGATTCAATCTGCCACGAATGAGCAATGAGAGAATAGAGATGGTCTTGGAGGTAAAAGGCGAACAGAAAGCCTTTGCCAATGTAGAAAGAAGCTACAAGGGTGTTGAACAGCAAAGATATAGATGGGTTCATACCTATGGTTTATCTCCAAAAAAAGATTGGAAGATATACCTCCAAGTTCCTTCAATGATGGGAGCAGACAAGCCATACAAAATAACACGAAAGGAATTCCTTTACTTAACAAAAAAAGACAATCAAAATGAGCAATCAGAAATCATCGGAGATTACGACACAGAGTAATGTCGTATCTCAATTAATTCTCAATGGGGATTTATCAAAACTGGCAGCAAATGATAAAGTCCGTTACTATAACGGATACTGCGAAAGGATGGGTCTTGACCCTTTTACCAAGCCATTTGACATTCTAAGATTGAATGACAGAGAGGTACTATACTGCACCCGTTCTGGAACTCAGCAGCTAAATAAACTGCATTCGGTTAGCCATCTGATAACAAGCAGAGAATTGATTGAATCGGTAGGAGTTTATCAGGTTACATCTAAGGCATCCCTACCTGATGGCAGATGTACGGAATCAATCGGAGCAGTAAATATCACAGGCTTGAAAGGTGAGGCTTATGCCAATGCCATCATGAAGGCAGAAACAAAAGCCAAAAGAAGGGCAACTCTTGACCTGTTGGGATTGGGTGTTCTGGATGAATCCGAAGCCGAAACTATCCCGAATGCTGAACCTGCTTCAATAGCATTGGTCCAAGAGCCTGAGGAACTGCCACAGATAGAATCAAAGGAATGTCCAACCTTAGGAACTTTGATGATAGCATTATCTAAAACCGAAACTTTGGATGACATCAAGGAATTGTACTTTGCCAATACGAGCA